CTATATACAACCCTGATTTGAAGATGTATTTGGGAGCTCTGTCAACAGAGTCGATTCTGAAATCCTTATTTTGTTCTGCCAGTGATACGCTTCCCGCTAACATAGCATCTGGAGTTAATCTAGATGGTAGTATTCGCGAGATGTTCAATCACGGGCGCGGACCTTATGAGGAATGGCGAAATAAAGTCCATACTATAGCTTCCACACACAATTTGGGTGCGTTCATTAACAATCTCAATACGTCGTATGATAGCTATATGGCAAATTTTGTACGTAAGTACCTCCCCGAGCCTGAATCTCATTAAACTTGTCATAAACGCGCACTGCCGCGCGTTGTGCTAAAGAGCAGACTACATATTTGGATACCATTTTCGTGATCATTTTTCTCGTAGATCGCGGAGATAGGCTTTATGTTTTAGGAATTAGATGTATTTACATAGGATTTGTCCACCAATTTTGAGATCGTGCTGTACATAGTTTGACACTACTTGTGCAGTATTAAATATAATGTGTTACCAATTTTGATTTACTTAGACGGTTTAAGAAGCCCCCACAATGTGCTTCATGTGTAAGTCCGCAGGATAGCGGCAAAATTATTGATTTACTAGAGAAGATTTACTGTTCAGTACGTGAGATTCAATCTCGCGTCGCTCGTGACAATCCCTCTCGTAAACGCACCTTCGCCACTCTGGATTCTCATTCAGAGATGGAAGTTGCACGCGGAGATACAGGTTCCAAACAGATTTTGGAGTTTGTCGATTCCGACCCCGGTTATGGTATTGATATTACTGGTGCCAAAGATGAAACATTCGATTCAATTCAATCTGGCGATTCGTCGCTGGGCGAATTTCTTAGGCGTCCAGTTAAGATATATGAAGATAGGTGGAGTTCCACTCTGCCTCTTGGTATTATTTCTGGGTTTAATCCTTGGAAGTCGTTTTGCGAAAATCCAGCTGTTTTCGAGAAGTTGAAATATTTCAATAACTTGAGTGGCAACATGGTTGTAAAAGCTGTGATTAACGGTAATGCATTTTTATATGGACGTGTGTTGATGGCTTACGAGCCACTACAGGCAGATTCCAGTTTTACATATCCTCTCATCACAACTCGTGATTATGTGCCAATTTCGCAACGGCCGCATATATTACTGAATCCCACAACATGTGAAGGAGGTACTATGCAATTACCTTTCTTTTGGTATAAGAACTATTTGAGTATTCCAGACAGAGATTGGGATTATATGGGTGAGATACTTATCGTACCTTTGAATCCACTTCTGCACGCTTCTGGAGAAAATGCCAATGTAAGTATAACTGTGTACGCATACATGGAGGATGTCAAACTCACGACTCCTACTGCTTTGCAGTCCAGTTCATTACTTGTTTCTCATGCTAAAAGTCGAAAGACAACTATGCGAGCAAATGATGAGTATGGTAAAGGAATTATTTCTAAACCTGCTAGTGCAGTTGCTGCTGCTGCAGGATGGCTTAATAAGCTACCTGTGGTTGTTCCATATGCTCGTGCTACAGAGATGATCGCGACCAAGATTGGTGCAGCGGCAACTTTGTTTGGATATTCTCGACCACCCAATATTAATGGGGTTGACCAGGTGAAAGTCATGTCAGCAGCTCCTTTTGCTGTGGTTGATCGTAGAGATGAGGTACTCAAGCTCACTCTCGATTCTAAGAATGAATTAACTATTGATCCCCGAACAGTTGGCCTACAATCCCAAGATCACATGGGAATTGTAGATATAGCGCAAAAGTCTTCACTTCTTGCGACTACACGTTGGGGAACTTATGAAAATGGTGATATACCAGGTGTTGTGCTATTTAATGGCAATGTTACACCTGCTTTAAGTAATAATTCCGGTGACCAGTATAATATGACACCAATGGCATTTATGTCACAAATGTTTGAATATTGGCACGGTACAATCACTTTCCGTTTTCAAGTCGTTGCGTCTAACTTCCATAAAGGTCGTTTGTTGTTACAATATGACCCAAATGGTTATTTGAATGTTGATTCCAACAAGCAGTATTCGGAAGTTATAGATATTGCTGAAACTCGAGATTTCGAAGTTGAAGTTGGATGGGGCGTGTCTCAACCATTTTTGAAGATACGCACTATCGGTGACGTTGCTGCAGATTGGGCAACGCGAGGTTCATTAGCCCCGCTAGATCCAGTCCATAGCAATGGACAGTTGACTCTTACTGTTTTGAACGAATTAACAGTACCTGGAGATCCTGTCACTGCACCTGATGTTTACATCAACATTTGGGTTAAAGCTTGTGATGATATTAAGTTCACTGTACCTGACAGTACAAAGATTTCGACATTATCAAATACGCCTTTATTGGTTTCTTCGTCCTTGTTGGAGTCACATTCCGACGCTGCGACAATGGTAGATAAGCAAGAAAATCAACCACTTGAAACTATGGCCATGTCGATGAACACAGAAGCTGCGCCTCAGACAGACCATTATATGGAAGTTTTCATGGGTGAACATGTTACAACTCTGCGAGATTTATTTCGCAGATATTGTTTTCACACCGCTTGGAGACTTCCTACCAATCCAT